GCTGACCATAGCGATGACTACGAGATTGACTTTGCCGTATTTGACGAGCAAGATAAACACATTACTTACGATATAAGTAAGAAGCAATATAACCATTGTGAAAACAAAGCAATGGATGAGATGTTAGAGATAACAACGCAATGGCGAAAAGAATGGGAAGAAATTAGCGTATGACAAAAGCAGAGATGATTCAGCACTTACGCATGGCGGCTTGTAATGAGAATACAGTCACAGGCATGGCAAACGCATTTGACTTAGGTGCTGAACATGAACGGGATGTTATTGCTTCCATCATCTTCAACATGGTGAAAGAACAGCATCTAGCCCAGAACATTGTTGACACAATGAGGGTTAGAGAATGAACTCAAAACTTGACGATGCCTTTGATGAACTTGAGTTTGATGATGTGACTGACCAGATCAGAAATAGTACCTACCTTGCTGAACAAAAGAAAATTTCTACTGGTGTTACAGACGGAAGTATTCAAAGAGCATTGGTCAGGGATTTGACAGAGAATCTACGCTCGTTACCAGTTAGTAATGATCCGTTACTAATTCGTAATGATGTGTTGGAAGAAGTGGCAGTCGAGTTGGCTAAGTTGCCCTTTGGTGATACAGCCGCATCGTATTCCGCATTTGTAAGGGCGATGAAGAGTTAATATTTTTTAATAAAGGAGTTAATGTGAATAGAAAACCAATTGGTGTTGACGCACCATACCGAAAGAGCGACTACACATACCAAGATATGCTGTTAGATCGCATCAAAGACCTAGAAGCATTGGTTGCCAAACTTGAGCAACGTATCAAAGTTCTGGAGGCAAAATGAAAATACAAGACGAACTACAAGCAATCTATGAAGATGAAGAGAATGTCTACTACTGTTGCTATTGCTTACAACCACAGGGTGAGAAGATTGGCTGTTGCCATGAGAACCATTTTGTCGAGTTCAAGTATCTTGATAACGACTGTAGACAGGAAATTGCACAGGAGATTTTAAATGGATGATTTCAACCCAACAACCCGTATGTTTCCACGTTCTTTGCGTGAAGCCTACCCAAAAGATTATGTGAACGAAAACCTTATTGAAGGGCCGTTTTACAGCGCGCCAAACATACACGACTTACCCGTTTTGTTTGCATTGATTGCTGTTCTTGGCATGATTGCAGTAGCCATTTGGAGATACTTTTGAACGACTACTCAACCATACTTATGAGGATAGAACAATCGGTGAAAACCCTAGATAAAAAATGCTTGAACAGCAAGTATGATGGATTCATCCAAGACATAAGTGCAATACAGAATGATCTGGTTATGCTCAGTCATTGGATAGGTGAACAGCAAGTTAAACATAGTGAATATTTAAAAAGGAGTTACTAATGAATGTATATCAAAAACTAAACGAGGCGAGAGCCAAGTTCCACAAGAAAGCCCTCAAGAAGTCTGGTCACAATAAGTTTGCTGGCTACAACTATTTTGAGTTAGGTGACTTTGTAATCCCCGCAATTGAAATCTTCAACGAGGTAGGTCTTACTTCCATTATTCGTTTTGGAAAAGAGATTGCTGAGTTCATTGTTGTCAATACAGAAAAGCCTGACGAGATCATCGTCTTCACATCGCCTATGTCTTCAGCCGCCCTAAAGGGTTGCCATGAAGTGCAAAACCTTGGTGCTGTGCAAACCTACCTATCACGCTACCTTTGGGTTTCGGTGCTACACATTGTTGAGCATGATGCGTTAGACGCTACAACAGGCTTTAAAGCAGTCGAGGAAGGCACTCCAGATGAGGGCAAGATGCTTGACTATATTGCGGCTATCGAGGCCACTACAACAGTTGATGAGTTGAAGAACATCTACATTGAGGCATTTGCCGCTACCGATGGAAACAAGGGATGGCAAACCAAGATGATTGCCGCCAAGGATGCAAAGAAGAAGGTGCTGAAATGAACTTCTTACGAAAGGCAATACCTGAAATACAGGGGCAATTGAATAGACAAAGCAATAAAAAGTTTATCGAAGTAATTGATTGGGTGTGTGATAGAGCAGTAAAGGCTGAAAAGTTTGTTATGCCTAATGGTGGACAGATTTTTGACTCAGGTTTTAGAGCCTTGCCTGAAAAGTTAAATTTACCTTTTCCAGAGATTGTTCTTGAATATTCTTGCGTAAAGGTACAGGGGGGAAATGTTGGTAATGGTTTGGCATCAGAAATACTTGGAGAAGATTTATCTCATAATGCCCCAAAACGAATAGTTTTTGCTATTCAAAAGGAAATTGGCATTGCAATATTTTCCTTAGTTGAAATGAAAATTCCTTTAGGACAATATAGTTGGATGTTTATGCCTTTTGGTGCGTTAGTGTCAAAGGAAGAAAGTTTCCATCGTTTTGAAAATCCACTTAGCGAAATAGATAAGCCTTTAGTACAAGGGGTTGCTGTTACTTATCAAGATTTTAGCGGTCTTGCAATACAGCGTCATGGTGCTGATTGGGAGAAGTATGCCGCAATGGATTTAAATGATGAAATTCTGTCTGTCTTGTCTTTGCTTGAAGCATTGAGTTGCAAGAATGTAAGTACCGAAAAATTGCCTAGTCGAAAGTTAAACAAAGGAGCGCAAAAAAGGGGCGCATTGTCTTTTGACGAATATCATGTGCTAACAATAAATAGAGCCAACGCAGATAGTGCTTTGGGGTTTGGTGGGGGAACTCATAGGTCACCCCGTGAGCATTTACGCAGAGGTCATATCAGGCGTTTACCGCAAGGAAATGTTTGGGTTAATTCAACAGTAGTTAATCCTAATGTTGGTGGAAAAATAAATAAAGTATATGAACTGCAAGGAGAAATGGCATGAGTGAAGTAGAACAATTAAGCCCTGAGTGGTTTGCTCAACGCTGTGGCAAGGCTACGGCATCACGCATATCTGACATCGTTGCTAAAACAAAGTCAGGTTATTCAACAAGTCGTGCTAACTACATGGCTCAGTTGGTAGTCGAGCGCATGACTAACCAAGTCGCTGAGTCCTACACAAATGCGGCTATGGAATGGGGTACTGAACAAGAACCCTTTGCTAGGGCGGCATACGAGGGCAAGACAGGCATTTTGGTAGACGAGGTAGGTGCTATTGACCATCCAACCATACTCAAGTCTGCCGCTAGTCCTGACGGGCTTGTGGTAGATAAAGATAACGCATCATTAGGTTGTTTGGAAATCAAATGTCCAAATACAGCCCAACATATTTCTACCTTGCTAGGTGAGGAAGTAGCAAAGAAATATTACGATCAGATGCAATGGCAATTGGCTTGCACAGGACGTTATTGGTGCGATTTCGTGAGTTATGACCCACGGATGCCAAAAGAACTTCAGTTGTTTATCAAGAGAATTGCCAGAGATGACAAGTACATTGCTGAACTAGAAGGAGAGGTTATTCAGTTCCTTAAGGAAGTGGATGACAAAGTTAATAAGTTAAATCAATTGAGAGGTTAATATGGAAAAACGTGATAACTCAGGTGTTCTTTTTAAGAACGACAAGAAAGAAAATGAAAAGCATCCTGATTACAAAGGAAATATCATGGTAGATGGCAACGAGTATTGGCTATCTGCTTGGATAAAAGAAGGCAAGACGGGCAAGTTCATGGGCTTGGCAGTATCTCCACGGGATGCACAGCCACCAGCAGGTAAAGTGCCTTATGGTCAAGGTGGAACTACAAAAGAAGGTCGTGATATGGAAGACGTGCCTTTCTGATCTAAAAGGGGGAAAGCGGATGCTGACACAACAGGTTTGGACTCCCAAATGTCGGTGTAGCGAGTACCCCACCTTTTCTGGTAAACACAATGACATATAACGCCACATTTTTTCGTAAGAAACCAAGGAAACCAGATTTTGAGCATAAAGGTGAAACGTTTTGGATTTCACAATGTGATCGTTATGAAATGTGGGATGGTGAATACATTCCACCATTGGTTATCTTTACTGCTTTGTATTTTGATACAGACAAAAAGGTTGATCCAAAAAAAGAAACAACACTTTTTTTAAATAAGGTTTATGAAAAGGGAAATAAATTGCAGTCTTTTAATAGGAGTTGATATGATTTTTAACAGGAGTTCTCAAATGAGTATATTAGACAAAACATGGTTTGGCGGTGAAGTAGAGAAGTTCTTTGGCTCACCAGCCTTCAAGTTGGCAAGGAAAGACTCGCCACAAACGAGCAAGCAAGCGGCATTACTGGTCAACACGACTAGCCTAGAACAATTGGTATACGAAACTATTGGCACATTCCCCAATGGTTGTATACAAGATGAAGTCTTGGCAAGACTCTCAGGCAAGCCATATTCCAGCGTCACAGCAAGATTTAAGTCTTTGCTCGAAAAGGGGTATATTGAGGATACTGGTCTGACAAGGGCTGGTAATTCTGGTAGACAACAACGAGTCTTAAAGGTAAAAATATGAGTGAAGTCTTAATTTTTGTAGCAGGAATGATTGCACCTGCCTTTGTAAGTGCAGTCCTAACCCTCTTTAAATGCTTTGAGGATGTAATCAAGAATAGGATTAAGTGATGTTTGAAAACATACTTACCATCATTGTTCTGCTTGGACTTGGTGCTTCTATTGCCGTTGGCATATTGGTGGCAGTCTTCTTCCTTAGTTCGGATAAAGACTAACCTAAGACCGCTAGAGCCTGTTGAACGTGCTTTATGCGGTCATCTAGCCCGATAGTGCCACCATTTATGATCTTGGTTACTTTAGTGTAGTCAAGGGCATCCGCTGGAGCATTGAGGTTGTGGGTAGACCAAAACCATCCTCCAGTAAGGGCGGCATATTTTGGATTAGAAGCCAGATCAGGGTTAGACACAAGATCCACACCCAATGCTTTACCAGCATGGAAATAAGAACTATGGCCTGTGATTTGGATAATTCCGCGACCACGGAAACGAAAACCGTCACCAGAATTCTCGTCACGGTTGCCCATACGAGAGCAATATACAGAATTTGCGATCTTTTTAGGATTTCCCGAATACTCATTGGCTTTCTCCAAAGTGGGAAACCTTCTAGGCCACAGTTTCATCAACGTTGCCGCCTTGTAGTTTAGGTTTTCTTCTAATAACCGAAAGTTACCGCACTCATGCGAACATTGACCAATGAACATAGCCATTTGGTTCTTTGTCGTAATATTAAAACGAGAGAATGTCTCATTCAGGGCATCCACCCAATCAGCACCAATGTGGAGTTTTTGCAGTTGTTCAGCGTTTACCATTTGATTTCTCCATTACTGCTTGGTAGGCATCGATACAGGCGTTGAGTTGGTTGATGGCTTTGTCTCCGTCTGCGGCGATTTGAGCAATAAGTCGGAGAGTCTCTGTGTCAGATTCGCTTGCCGCTTGGTTGCTATTTCCGCTGGCAACGGGGGGATTTCCATTGGTTTGTACGCAACTTGTGGACGGGAGGCGCACCCTACCAGCACGAATAGCACGATCAAGACTAGACTGTTTTTCAGTAATGGCATTGTTAGCCTCCAAAAGTTTCGATGATTGTTCATTTAATTGTTTGGCAAGTTCTTGCTCTTTTACACGGGATTCTTCGTTCTTGACAGCAATCTCTGCTTGCATCTCAGCATCACGCTCATCCCACCCTTTATGGTGTCCATAGAAATAGACGCTCACAGCCACCAAGATAGCACCCAAGATAACCCAAGGATTAGGGATCATGTTTCAGCCTTTGCTAAAGCCCGTTCATTGGCTATATTCTCTTTCTCAGGGTCAACATAGTCAGGTGGAGTAGTAGGTGGTGGTGGCGCTCTCCACTCCTCGTCTAAGACAGGGTTTATCCAAGCAGGTAATGCTCCTGAAGGAGATGTCCAAGTAGAGGTGCTAGGGGGCGTAGGGGGTGGTGTAGGGGTGCTAGGAGGGGGTGGAGGTGGTGCAGTAGCAGATAGTTTTTCAGAGACAGTTTGCACACCCTTACGGCTCATTACGCCACCAATGCCGCCCACAATGAGCAAAACAATGTCGTTCAGCATCTTGGCAAACGCTTGGTCAATCGGAGCCATGCTCTTGATAGGCTGAACTACGAAAGCCAGGCTATACAGCATAAAGATCACGATACCAGCGAGGATGATTGTTACGATTAGGACTACGCAAGCCCAAACTCGTATTTCAATTTCCTCTTGGCTCAGAAGCCGATTGATTTGGAATTTGTGGGGGTTGGACAACTTGTTTCTCCAGAATAGGTGCTACGAGGTAATCAGGACAGTCTTGGGTGAATTGGCAGTCTGGGCGTTGGCAACGCTTGGCAGAGAAATGCTTTGGGTCTTGGCAAAAATACCGATAGCGGTCTTCACAACCAACTAAAAGCATAAGCACCAATAAATACTTCATTTAGATTCTTTCAGTTCTTGTTTCAACTTGCGTAATTCTTTCATCTCTCGCTTGAGTTGTGCTTTCATGTAAAGAGTCTCAACATAAGCCATTGAGGTAGCACCTACGACAATACAAAGCATCACTCCGATTAAAACCCACCAGATAAGTTTTGCAGTTGCCACATTAGCCATCCAAAAATCGTAGATATAAACACAATAGCAACCCCTCCACTTACTAACTCAATAACAAATATTTCTTGTTGTTCTTGTTCCCATCTTTGTAGTCTTAATTTCTTAACTTCTTCTGCCCTAGCGAATTCTTGCTCTTGTTGAATTTTTGCATACATTTTTAGAAACCTTGTATAGATTGCCTTCAGTTCCACAGGTGCATAGACAGTCATTTGCTCCCGAATTTGAGCATCAAGGTTTTCCATTTGGAGTTCCACCAAGGCACGTTCAATAGCCTTTTTAGAAGTATTTTGAGTTGGGTCATAGTGTTCCTTAGATTCTGCCTCTAGAGAGGCATAGTAATTGGTTAGTTGAGCCTGTATGTCAAAGAAGTTGCCAAGTTGGACTCCCACTTCATTGATGGTTTGTAGTTCAACTTCTTCATAAGTCTGTTGCTTCTTGGAAGTGGCTTTCGCTTTCGCCAAAGGCTTGGGGGCGTCTTCTGATTTGGACTTGGGCTTTGGGTTAAACAGTCCAATAAGCCAATCCCAGATTCCCTTGATGGCTTTGACATCAGCCATGACCCCTTCAATTGTCTTCTTAGCACCCTCCAGTTCCATGCGCCCTTCATGGAGCATCGCACACCCTGACTTGATGGCAGAGACTGCGCCTTGAGCAAGGAGGAGGAGAGAGAAAGGGTCAATGGTTTACTCCTGTGGCTGTGGGTTAGCCAAGGTAGTGCCTAGCAAGCCTGAATAGCCAAAGTTAGGTTGCTGTGATGGGGTAGCACCAGAGGCTATCTGTTTAACGGCTAACCCTGCCGCCCTTCTACGCATTACACTTTGTAGAGTGTCAGCAGTTAAACCTGCTCCTGCCATTCCTAATGCCGCTGGAAGACTTTGTGTACCAACTGCGCCAATAGTTGCTCCAGTAACAAGTTTTGCTCTAAATGGGCTAAATTGTCCAACAAACGACAATATTGGATCAAGTGTGCCACCTTTTGCAACAGACTTAATTACATTTTGCTCAGACTCAGAAAACAAGTTCATTTTGTTTTTGTTTGCCGCAATATTGATAAACCCTCTACGAATTAACTCGCTTTCGGATGCTTTGGGGTCAGCAAGTTTGGCATTAACAACATCAAGTGCATCTTGAAGAACCTCGGCACGACCTTGGTTGCGCCAATCTTTTCTTGCAGACATTACACTTTTAACTGCTTCATCTAGTTTTCCAGTACTAGCAAATACATCGCTACCATTTAATTTGGTGATGTACTCGTCCACAGAACCAATCATTACATTGCCAAGCCGTCTAGTATTTGGGTCAGTATCGCTACGCAAGTTGTTAGCCATTTTGCGTAATTCCTCTAATTTAGGAAAAGACACAAATCTATTGCCAACAATATCTCGCATTTTTGATAATGTATTGGCTACCTTTGGCTCATTCTGAGGAATATATTGATTTGAATTGAGATTTGTTTCAATGTCATCAACCATACCAAGTACGCTTTTTGGCTTGATATAAACACCAGCCTGCTCCATAGCGTTATATGAACGTGTAGCATTTTGACGAACTTCGTCCATTGTGTAGAGTCTTGGTGTTTTTGCACCAGTTACCATGCCAGCAACATCTGCTGTTTTAGCGCCTACTTTTGCACCAACGCCCATAGCGGCAATCGTAGCCGCAAAGTCGCTTCCTGTTTCTCCAAGAACACCTGAAGTTGCCTCTTTAGTTACTTCAGCCACAGGTTGAGCCGCCAAACCAGCCGCGCCAGAAGCGGGAATTTGTTGAGCAAGGTTAGCCGCCAATGCAGGGACTTTAGGAGCAAGCGCCGCTACTGTGCCTGTACCCATCATTGCCTGAGTGCCAGTTTGAACCGCCCTTTCAAGCATACCTTGAGGTTCTGGCAAACCAGCCTTGGTTAACATTTGACTTTGGGCTTGAGCAACAGAAGGCAATCTACTTTCAGAACCAACTATATTTGCACCAAGGTTGTATGCACTACGCAAACCCTCTAAAGTAACTGTTGCAGGCGCAGTTAAACCTTCATAAGCCGCACGACCAAACAGACCCGCTTGCCGACCTAATTCCTGCATCATAGAAGGCTGTTGTGTAGGCTGTGCTTGTTCAGTTGGCTGAGATTTAAACCCAAAATCTTCAGGTGTAGCAAGGCCATTTCTAATGGCTTGAGTCATAACCTGACTTTTTGTCATGCCTTCAGGAATTCCCTGAATCACTACTCCATTTGGTAATTCGATATCCATAGCAATTCCTTATTTAAGATCAGACCACTTAATTGTTTTTTTAGTAGATTCTGGTTGTAACTGTGGATTTCTATTAGAAAACTGACTTTTTTGTGGAGCAACATCAGATGGCGCAAGCCCAGGCACTTCAGGCTTCTTAGGTTGTGTTGCTTTAACACGCTCTTCTGCCCTTACAGTTTTACTTTCAAGTTGTTTCAAAAGTCTTGCATAGGTTTTATCAACTTTATCAAGATCATCCGCAAATGACTTAGATTGTGGGTCAAGTTTGGCAATAGTGCTTTGCAAAGACTCAAACTCATTCCGAGTAACTGATCCAAGACCAGATGCACCAGTTTTACTAGCCTCTTTCAAAGCAGTAAGTTGAGAAAATGACAAGTTGGCTTTAATGCTCTCTAAATTGTTTTGAAGAGTTTTTGCATCTGTTAAAGGCAATACAGACAAGAAACTTCCATACCCTGTTGTATAGCCACTAATTAACTTTTTAGTGTCTCCAATAACATCTCTAATATCTTTAGTTCTATTGGTTAACTCATTCAAAGCCTCTGCTTGAGAAACCTGTGCTTCCTGAGATTGAGGAGTTTGAATGGTAGTAACACCACCAGCAGTTCCAGTTGTTTCACCAAGTTTCAAGAATTTAGCAACATTCGGTGCGGCTAAACCAATGTTCAATGGATCAATTGTTGTCAGTTCACCAGTATTTGCATCACGGAATACCTTTGGCTTTAGTTCTTGTGCAACTTGGTAACGCAATGCACTTTCCTGTGGCGCAGTTAAAGGTCTTCCTTCTTTCAAAGCAACATCTGCTTCTGAAATCAACTTGCGATTACGCTCAGAGGATGTAGTTGCCATTTGATATTCTTTGGCTTTTTTAGCCTGTGCTTCACGCAAACCAATAGTTGCCTGTGACTCAGCACGTTTTTGGGCTAACTCAGCCAAACCATAAGCACCTTGCATATCACCAATTCGAGCAAGTCTTCCAGATGCCATTTGTAATGCTTCTGAATCGTTTAAATCAATACCTTGAATTACTGCGTTTCTTGCGCTAATCAGTTGTAACTGCGGGTCTTGACCACCCAATAACCCACCAATGCCACGCCCTAGTTGCTGACCAGCCCTAGACGCCATGTAGTTAACCGCCTCATAGGGGTCTAACTGAGACTGTCGAAGTGCTAGTGCTTGTTCTTGCAGTTGTCTGGTATCTTGATACGATTCAGGAGTTATCCCAAACAAACCGCCCATTATTGATTCTGCCATGATTATTCCTTTAAAAAGGTGTGATTCCCATAAATTCAGAGTTTGTAAAGGATGAGTATGGGTTATTACCGCTACCAAACAATTTACCTAATCCACTTGTGAACTGACGATTCTCACCAAGATTGGATAGTGTTCTTGAGAATGGGTCTAACGCATTGGCTGGTTGCATAGTCCTTGCCGCACCCAATCCACCCAATAGCAACGATTGTCCTGCTTGTGCGCCTCCTTGCATTGCACGACCACCAAGTTCTGCGCCAAGTCTTACAGGCTCATAAGCAAATTGATTTACTGTTGATGCTAAACCCAAACCAGTAGAGAATGGAGACAATGCACCAACTTGACCAGTTTGGTATTGGTTAAGCAAGTTAGAACCTGCGCCAAACAATCCTGTGCCAAAGGCAACTTGTCTTTGACCAGCCTCTTGAGCATTTGCCGCCAATTGAGCATCTTGTTGTGCCAATGCGTTGTAATATGCTTCTAATTCAGGATTAGTTCCCACCAAACCTTCTGCGCCACTTGGACGCAAACCAGTAGAGCCTACTGATAAACCACCACGACCTGTTTGAAAGTTTTGGTTTCTAATGTTTGCTAACTGTCTTTGCCGACTAGGATCAAGCAAGTCGTATTGACTTGTCATGTACTTTTGAGCAACTTGCTCTGGAGTTTCTGCTAAATATCGTTCTCCAAGATTAAACAGACCAGTTGCCGCACCTGTCAAAGGAGCATATTGTTGTCCTGCCTGTTCTGCTTGCGTTAAACCTCTACCAGTTAATGCCAATAACCTATCTTGATAGGCTTGAAATTCAGGTGTTAAACCCGCCTCAACACCTGTTACTCTTCCGCTTGGATCATAAGTATAGACAGGCGCTCTAGCAAACCTATTGTCCCTTTGAGTTACATTAAAAGGTCGGAAACGAGCCTCTTCTGCCGCTATTCTTGCCGCTTCAATTTGAGCATTAGCAGAAGTCTGTGCCGCATCCCTAGCAGAGTCGCCAGCCATAGAACTGCTTAGTAACTGAATACCCGCAGGAATTAATGCACTTGATACTGGATCACCCATTTTTCTTCTCCCTTATGCCTGTGAAGCATAAATTAAGGCTTTATTGCCATTGTTTAAAACCGTATATCCTTTTACAACCCACCCAAAAGACTCAGCAAACTTAGTTAATTTATTGTTCGTTACATCAACGACTGCCAACAACGGCATATCAACTAAATCTTCTAACTTTGCCAAATCCAATCTGTACCTCTTTTTTATCTCTGCTGACCATTTGAAAACATCTGTATGAAACCATAATAAATTGTCAAACAATTCTAGGTAAATTACATAATCTTTTCTAATGACCACAGGAGTCTTCAATACTTGCCTTCCGCAAACACATTCACAAACACAGTCTCGTCTTCCAATGCCTCAATCTCATGCCACTCATTAGCCTTGAGGTTTATCGGTTGCGTGTACTTATCAATCACTTTCTCAATTCCTTCTTTACGAATCACACAACTTCCTGAATGACACATAGTCAAATGGGAAAATGTATGACTATGACAAGGTAATCCTTCACCATTATTTGCGTGATATACATTTATGGTTGCCCCATCATATGTAACCGCATGGAATAGGTTTACCAACTTTGTCATAACTCTTGTGATCCTGTTGTAGTTGGTTGCGGTTGTGTTGCTACTGGTGCAACATAAGGAGCAACTTCTCCAAACTCACCAGCCTTTGCTCTGTTATACAAAGCTACGCCATATGGCATAGAATCAAATGATGTAGCCCCAAATGGATGCTCTTCATTAAACTCTTTCCACTTTACTATCAGAAAAATGCTATTTCCATCTGCTGATGAGTAACTTGGATTTTTTGCGTATTCAAGAGTAAACATTTATTTTTCCTTACTAAGAAACTCGAACTGCCAATATTTGTCGATTTCCACCAAACGCAACCCCCAGATATCGATAAGTTCCTGAAAGCGTACTCGTAATATTGTTACCAATCATGCCACCAGCACAAGTGTCATAAGCGGCATTTTGTACTATAAAACTTGAACCTGCAAAAGTAGAACCAATAGTTAAAGCGCCAACGTTACTACTTATAATCCCACTTGCATAACATCCAATTGCATCAAAAGTAAGAGCGCTACTACTAATAGTTACAGCACCTGTTGCGGCAGATACAGAAATACCAGTACCAGCAGTAACAGATGTAACGCCAGCACCACCAGATGTCCATGTTGATCCGTTAGAAACCAAAACATTGCCAGATGAGCCAGGTGCAACAAACTGCACAGCACTTGTTCCATTGCCTAAAACCACATTGTTTGCAGTTAGAGTAGCCGCACCAGTACCGCCTTGAGCAACAGCCAATGCCGTTGTTAGACCAGTAATAGATGTAATGTCAGAGTTAGCACCAGAAGATGCCGCACTCAGGTTAGTACGAGCATTTGCCGCAGTCGATGCACCAGTACCACCATCAGCAACCGCCAAATCAGTAATACCAGTAATCGTTCCTGCGCTAATAGCAACAGTTGGTATGGTTACAGTACCAGTAAAGGTAGGCGATGCAACATCTGCCTTAGTTGCAACAGCAACAGCAATGTTGTCAAACTCGGTGTTTATCTCCGTACCTTTAACAATCTTTAATGGATCACCAGACGCAAGATTGTCTTTGGTAGCAAAGTTTGTTGATTTCACATAATTTGTCATTTCTTCCCCTTAACTTAATCTGCCACGTTTAGACTGAATTTCAATCTTCTGAATAGATAATTCATTGCCTGAAATATTAGTCTCATAACCAGTTTGCACAACCTTGCCAGAACCACTTGCATTGACTTGTAAGGTCTGCAACGAAACACCATCTGAATACTCGTTAGTAACAGAAGGTTGTGCGTGTACTGCGGTATGCGTACCACTTCCCGCTGTTGTTGTGTTTATTGCCGCACCACCAGAGGTTAAAGACAATCTACAAGTGTTTGTTGAAACACTAACGCAGTAATAGGTTGTTGCTGTACTTAAACCAGATGGCAAAGTTCCAGTAGTTGTCAAAGTTATTGGGTTGTTCAATACAAAAGAAGAACCATCGACAGATGTAACAACCGCAGGGCTTGCGTTGGTTATCGTCACAACCTGATTGTTTGGATTGTTGTACTGTGCAACCCCATACTCTGACGTTCCTTGTGTCGGAATAAAGGTTGATGCGGCTAAGTAGTTAGTAGAGAAATCGAATCCCCACTTCATCGTTACAAACTGGTTTGAGCCACCAATAGCAACAATAGACAATCTTTTCAGGATAGAAGTAACCGCTTGATCGCCTAAGTCTGCATGGTTTGTGTAGTACAAGAAACGATAACTACTTGTATGGTCTAGATAAGTACCATACTTTCCAATGTATCCATTCTTGCCAATCAGCAAGTCACCATTCCTACGGGAAAGCAAAGCAGTTGGCTCAATAGAGTCCCAAGTCGTTACCCTGAATGAGTTATCTTGTAACTGCAATCTTGTGTCAAAGCAGAACACTTGTTTAACCAATGGGAAGGTTATCAGGTAGAAAGCATCTCTTTCTGAGTAAACAGCCTTTAGATTGGCTAACGTCTCACCAGCAATCGTAGACAACAGATCATTGCGTACATTCTTGGACAAGTCTCCCAATGGGGCTGACTTCTCAATAATCGTTCTAGCAAACGAGCGAATACCAGAGTTAGACAAGAAAAGAATGTCCTTGCCCGTAGATGCAATCGTATCCCTTGCTATACAACCAATACCACCAACGGTGTCACTCAAAGTCATGGTAGATGGCGTAGTTGCATTGGCATACACCAAGATTTGACGCTTACCAAAGATGATTAGAAAACCATTGTGAGCCGCCAACCCTGTAATCTCATCTGCCCCGTTAGGCCATACCCTGTCTACATTCAAAGAACCAGCCGTTCCAGTAGACCAAACATGACCAGAAAGCAGGTCAGAAAAAGAAATGGTTGTTGTGTTTGTAGTTGTACTTGCCACCCACAAGCGACCATAAGCACTAATAGCAATATTGGCAGAAGGCACAGTACCAACATAGCCAGTTTTCTCAGATACACGCCTATAAGTGGTTGTGCTTACCGCAGGGTCAAAGATCAACGGGTCATGCCCTGATTGAAAGAAGAAAGTTATTGCATTTAAGGATGTGCAATGCCAGTTGTTTGCTGTGATGGTAGGGGCAGTACCTCCACCACCATAAGTTAACTCTGAAACAGCGTTCGAGCCATCCAACTTGAATAACTTGTTGTTACCAGAAAACAGCACAGTCAAAGTGCCATCAGCCTGAACCAACTCATGTATTACGCCAACATCATTTGCACCCAAAGCACCAGAAGATGAGTTAACCCTTGAGAAACCCTTGCGTGAGCCAATGCGTCCGTATTGGTCAATCACACAATTAGTGGCAACTAAAGCAAACCCTTGATTCAAGTCCAAAGGCGAATCTTGGGTGTTTAACCCATAAAAGCCTGGTGCGCTTATGCTAGAGACTTGGATTGCTTGGCTCATGTCGCTACAAACTCCCCACGATCAGGGTAACGTGTACCTTCCAAAGCGATATGGTCTGACAACATTGATTTGTATAGCGCATACGCTTCTGAGGAAGACAAGCCACCATCTTCACCACGCTCCACCAATGCTCTTGCATAGGCGTTTTGAGCCACTAAAACATCAGGTACTTGCACCACAGTAGCATCAGCAGACAAATTGGCTTGTGCTATGGCTAAAGAGAATTTAACTGTGTATACAGCATCTGGAACTGGATACAAGGTTACTTTTGTATCGTAACTACCATCCACACCATTAAAAGCATAGTTAACTGGTGCTGAAGTGCCAACAGGCAAGAAGTTGATGTTGCGATTCATGGTGACAAAATCAATGTTTGTCATCCCTAAAAGGCTGGTGGTATTGATTGCGTCTAAGACTTGGAACTTCTGACCAGCCCCTGTGAGGGAGTAGGAAGAAGTGTTTGCAACTGTGGTAATTGTGATAGTTTGGACTAATACGTTCCAAGCAAAGGCATCCTCAATCTGACGCTTTGCATCATTGACAAACTTGCCAAGCAGGGTTGAATAAGTAGTCTCTAGGTTAGTAGATACAGTTGGTTCACGTAATCGAACCAATACATCATTAATTAGTTCTAAGTACGTCATTGTCTTGTCAATCCTATTTCTTCAAAGGTTGCTATAAAACTGAAGGTGCTTGCCGACTGAGTAGTTATTTTAATTTTGTCGCCTTCTTCTAAAACAATGTAAGCATTGCCATCAAACTGAAGATAGTTTTTTGATGTGAAATCGTAACTAGTCAATATATCAAGGGTGGTACTAGCACTTGCGTCAAACCATTGAACAGTTATGTGTTTGGTAGAGCCACCTGTATTGTGAATGTACATTACAGTAAATTTGGCGTAGTAGCCCGTAGGACAGGTATAGACTGTTGTGTCTACTGCCGCCGTAGGACTAACACCAACTGATAATGCTCTCATTTTGCCTTTGCCTTATTTCGTTCGGAAATAGACTTGGCTTTTGCCTTTGCGTCAGCCTTGGAGTTTGCACCCCATGCTTTTAACGAAAGAAGCAGTCTTGTCGGTTCACCATTCTTGTACTCAGCACCGCTATTACCAGCCATACGAGCCAAGAAACTTGCTCTACGGGGATTATCCCCTGACTTTACTGGTGCTTTTAGATTACCACCAGTTTCCGCATTATAAGATGCTCTGCCCTTGGAGTTCAACCCCCCTTTGGCATTTTTACCTTCAGAGCGTTGCCAAGCGGGAGTTTTCATCACTTCACCTTTTTTGGTTTCTTTGCGGTTTTAGCAGACTCAATAAACGCTTTGGCAGTTGGCGCACCTTTGCTACCAACTTTCCGCATCCGTTCACCAGAGCCAGCCTTAATTCTTGCTTGTTTGGCATTGATATTGGCATAAAGTCCTTGTTTCATTTCTTATTGGCCTTTCCTGCCTCAGATAAAGCAATTGCTATGGCTTGTTTCTGAGACTTGACAACCTTGCCACCCTTGCCTGAGTGCAGATCACCTGCCTTGTACTCACGCATGACTTTACTAATCTTGGCTTGTGCTTTAGTCTTTTTCATACTAATACAAGACCTTTGCCGTAATAGTTCCAGAGGTGTAGGCTGTACAGTTGGCTCTCAAATACTTTGGCGCATTGGCTATGGTGACAATGCCATCAGCAGTCAAAGCAGTTCCAATAGTTGCAAAAGTAGTCCCGTCAAGACTACCTTGAAAAGCAACAGTAGCGGTTGTTATACCTGTAACTTGCAGAAATGCGGGTTGTCCTGCGTCTGCTTGCACAGCAGTAGATGCACCAGTAGCAACTACTGCACTTAAAAGGGTTTTTGCCCCAGATAGTGAACTCATTTACTTCTCCCAGATTTCTTCATCATGTTGGTAGTTGTGCGCTGACCACGCATAGGCAGACCTTTTGGCTTGCCAACAGCAATCATAATGGTCACAGGCATACCCTTTTTCTTGCCATATTCTTTTGCTTCTTTTTCGCCTTTTTCAGAGTAGGCAAACTTCTTTTTTCCAACCATCGGCATAGGATTTCCCCTTATTTAAGTAATTTACCAGCAACAAATGTAATTACACCACCAGCCATAGATGCTATGGTCATGCCCATCCAAAAGCCACCTTTTGACTTGTTTGCCAACTCAAGGAGTGCCTTGACATCGGTGGCTAACTGGTGAACTTCCACTTGCAGAGCCTCAACTTGGGCTTCTATTCTGCCAAAATCTCTCGCATCAATATCACTCATAACAATTGTTCCTTACGGGGTCTACCCATAGGTTTCTTCAAAGTTAGTGTCTGCCTTGTTCCATCAACCTTTTCGACCTCCACAACAGCAGAAGTATCAACCTCTGTGTATTCGGGGTGTCTACGCATCTCAACAATGTCAAAGTCGTGCCTAAACTCGACAACATTACCTGAACGGGTGCATCTGAACAAAGCCATTTAATTCCTTAATGAAGAAAGGGGGAACAAGTCCCCCAATCTTTAAACCATACGAACTACAACAATTCGCATAGTGGTGGATGCCAAGTCAGCAGTTGAGCCAGACTCGTTTTGGATACGGAATTTGACAGTATCTGCGGCTGAGACATAACCTGTCACAGTCAAACCTACCAAATCAACGCCCAAAGATGCACCGATAACCATGTCACCCAAGGCAACGCCTGGGATCGTAATGTCATCAGTCTCGCCTGCGCCATCAACCAAAGAACCTGCGTTCAAGGTTGCTGTTACAGCCCATGTATCGCTAAAAATGCCACGGAATTGGTCATTTCCTCTACGACTTGTTACTGCGGATGCGGTTGCCATAAGATTCTCCTAATTAGGTTAAAAAAGTCCCCCCACCACTAGGGCGAGGGGCGCAACTGCAATTAGGCAGGAACTAAGAGAGCGAACATAGATGCAGACTTAGCCGCACCGACACTTGCCGCATCACGGAGAATCTGAACGCCATAAAGGGTATCAGATGTGAACAGCGTAGCAAGATACTCTTGCTTGTACTGAACTTGTGAACGCACACCAATTTGCTCAACCAGAACCAAAGAATCTTTGTGTCCCATCAAACAAACACGGGCGGCGGCAGAACCTGATGCTGTGTCGCAATTGCTTGAGACAAACACAGGGATACCGTAGAGGTTACCGATCTCACCTGTGCGGATGGTATTGTTAGTACCGCCAACAAAAGCTTGTTCTGTGTAACGTGCAAGACCCATTAAGGTATTACGACTTGATGGTGGGATGATAAAAAATCTTCCGTCCATTGGGGTGTCGTTGTCATCAAGACGTTGGATAGTGCGGCGAATAGCGGCATCAGTTAAGGCTGACTCATTGTTGCTTGCGGCAACATAAGCAGATGTACCATCACCACCAATAAACGCACCAGTTGCATAGGCGTTTGTACCAGCGCCATTATTGGTTTCACGTCCAAGGTTAATCAAGTCTGTATCGACTTGTTTAGCCAAAGAGTAACCAGCGTCTGCTGTGTAGAAGTTACGCAGACTGTTTAAAGCCTGTGCTTCTACGATGTCTTCGATCAAACGGCTATATTCATAGTGTTTGTCAATTGCCACCTGAACTTCTGATTCCGTTGCCGCAATCAAAGTTACTTGTGAGCCAGCCGCCTTTGCAGACGCTGAACCACGGGTAGGAGCAGGAACGTGAACTACATCACCCTTCTTGCCCTTGAAAGACATCTTCATAACCAAGTTTGCTAAAACGAGGTTCTTCTTGTAAGCCGCAACAATTTCGTCACTCCAAATTTCAGGAATGAACGTTGCCGCTGTCGTTACTGTCACATTATTTGTACCTAAAGGCATGATAAATCTCCAAAAAGCGATAAGTTAATTATTTGACCCGACCTTCAGCGTAGGCTTGCATGATCTCGTCACTCAAGGCTTCGTATCTGTTCGGATCGGTCATTTTCAGCCGAATAAGGTCAGCCCTTCTATAAACCCTCTTTCCTGATTCTCCACTACCACCTACATCAACACCCGCCGCCTTCAGGTTAGTCTTGCGCTGGGCTTCACCCGCATCGCTATTCTGTTTTGCCTTAATGCCACGTAACTGTTTATAAGTAGTAAGTAATTCGTTTGCACTATCGTAGTCAAACTCACCATCAGCCTTGGCAAACAGATTTATGCGAACAGGTGAAGATTTCACCCAATTTGCAAAGTCTGGGTCTGATGCAACCTGACCATAGTCGGGATGCTCTTGCGTTAACTTTTGCTGAATCTGCATCCTTTTGAAGTCGTGAGCCGCTTGGCGACCTGCAACTACATCTGGATGGCTATCGACAGTCTGACGAATTGCCTCTTTTGGATTCTCAAAGAAGTCTACTTCTGGTGCTTCCTCTTTAATAGGTTGTTTGCTAGAACTGAGGTTCTGCTTTATGAGTTCATCTGCTAGTTTACGAATCTCGCCTACTTCCTTACCTTGACGATCAATTAACTTGTTAGCCTCTTGATGCATCTTGATAACATCTTCTAGACTTTTATCCCGATAGAAATTGGGAACGTCTGAAAGTTGTTCTGGTTCAGGTAGTTTTGCTTGCTGTTGTTCTTCAACTACTTCTAACTCACTTGGCAACTCATCTTCATTATCAATCAACATATTTTTCCTTTTCCTGCGTGTTTATCGTTCTCAGGACATTTAACTTGCACTTTTTACAAGTTGTTGCTTTGCTCCCACTTCAGTCTGTCAAGGTGTTTCTTCTCGAACTTCCCATGCTCTGATGGGAAAGAACCAGACCACCCTTCCAATTTGAAGTTAGGTGCGCTTATGAGTCGGTTGGCTGTTGCTCCGCACTCACATAAGAAATCCCGTGTCTCATAATCACAGAATCTCTCAGTTTTATGCCCGTTTTCACAGGCAAAATCAAATAGTCTTTTCATTTAATTCCTCAAATGCTCTCTCGCTGACCTCTTTCAAGGTTCTCAGCCATGTGAGTATTGACAATTCGCCCTTCTTGAATTGCAAGGACTTTTCGTCAGGGATTGTACTGATATTGTTCAACGATTCAATCATTGTGTCAATATCTTCCATTAAGTCTTTCCATCCCGCTGTTGCCATAGTGTTAAAACGGGCTTCATAGTACTTTTGAAGTTCAGGTGTCATGTTTATTCTTCTGTTTGAATAATAGGGGCAGTCCAATTAGAACCATCCCATGTCCAACCAATTCCTATTTCATCAGGTGCAGGAATACAAGTTATTCCTTCAGGTGGTTGCCACTTATTTGTGTCACCATCCCATAAAGAAACATTATCCACCACACCATCACGAATCATTGCGTATCGTATTACCATGAAGTTACCACTACCTTTCCTGCCGCGCCTGTTCCACCTGCACCACCAGTAAGAGTGCCGCCACCCCCACCACCACCTCCTCCGCCCGGAGTTCCACCATTACCACCAGCAGAGCCAGTTCCTGCGTTATTAGCCGCACCCCCTGCGCCTCCACCGCCAGCCGCCAAAGATGTACCTGCCGCACCATCTGCTGATGCTGTTCCTGTATTTATTGCCGCACTTGCCGCACCGCCACCACCTGTAGTAGCCGCACCTCCTGTTGAACCTCCTGCACCACCAAGTTGTGAAACGCCGGGTGTTGCCGCAGAACAAAAACCGCCTCCACCGCCGCCGCCTGCCGAAAAATAAGATGACCCGCCAACACCAGCCGTAGAAGCGGTATTTGCCGCGCCCCCGCCTCCACCACCACCTAAATATGATGAACCTCCGGGATTAGAACCACCTGTTGAACCTCCTGCCCCCCTATGATCGTCAGATGATGATCCTGCTGTTACCGATAATGTTGCACAAAGACCCCCTACCGCACCTGTTGTGCCGGTGGTTGATGATCCTCCAGCAGAACCACCTGCGCCTCCACCGCCACCACCGCCAAGAGTCGCAGAAACTCCTCCGCCACCGCCACCATAAGCAACCAAGAAGTTACCAAACTGTGATGTGTTTCCCACAGAACCAGCAGTACCTACAGCAGATGTACCGCCTGTACCGCCAATCTTAGAAGCCGCAACAGTAACATTAACAGTAGGAGTTATTTCAGCAGTCAGAAATTGCATTTGTGTATGCAATCCTCCACCACCTGCGCCGCCACCCGGTCTTATAGTTCCAGCCGCCGCACCTGTTCCTCCACCCCCCGAACCGCCGCCACCAAAACAATCAACAAGCGTGTATGTTGCTCCAGTAGGGCGAGTCCATGTTCCATTAGTTGTAAAAACTTGAATATCAGATACAGCAGTAGGCGCAACAAGAATATTTCCAGCAGAGTCTATGATTGACCAACCCCTTGTATCTGTGAATTGCAATGTACTGTTAGGTGCAAGTGCCATTGATGCTACATAGTTGTATAAAGTTGTGTTGTCATTCAAACGAATGGTGACGCTTACAAAGTCTGTGTCTTTATTGGCAATAGTAATAAGATTAACTTTTCTTTGTGCTGATGATGCTGGCGCAGAAAGAATGTCAACAGCAGTTGTGCTGTTTGTTGTGGAAAGTTGAAGGGCAGGTGTTGTCGTTGTTGATGTGAAATCCACATAATCAACAGTTACGGGTAATTGATTTGCGTTGACGGTTGCGCCAAGCAATATTTGAAGTTTTCGAGTTGTTGTGTCAAGTATCATATTTTTACCAACAGTAGACTACTACACGACCAGCCGTACCATTTCCACCAGCACCGCCTGCTGTTGAACCAGCACCACCTCCACCACCACCACCTCCGGGAAATCCTCCTGCGCCCCCTGCACCGCCTGTTCCTGAGCCATGACCGCCACCGCCACCACCGCCTGTACCACAAGCAATGGATGAACCTGTTGCGCCAGCAGTACCTGCACCACCACTTGTTGCTCCACCAGCACCGCCACCACCATCAGTAGTTGCAGAACCACCAGTAGAGCCACCTGCACTACCTGCTGATGCAACACTACTAACGTTTACACCGCCTCCTGAACCGCCGCCACCAGCAGAATAATATGAACTACCGCCAGTAAGTCCTGTTGTGCCATTTGCACCGCCACCACCACCCCCGCCACCTAAATAACTTGAATTCCCACTACTGTTGCCAGTACCGCCTGCTCCGCCTCTATTTGTAGCATATAAAGTTCCGGAAGCACTAGCAAGAAATGCAGAACCACCTAATCCACCCGTTCCACTATTTGACGCAGATGAGCCAATAGATGTTCCACCTCCGCCGCCACCGCCACCGCCACCTGCTGGTGTTGATAATCCATTAGAGCCGCCGCCGCCAGCATATCCATTTAAATAAGCGCCAAAGGATGAATTGTTTCCCGATGTTCCAGAAGACCCAATGCCAGAAGTTCCCCCTGCTCCGCCTGTTGCAGTACCGCCAACTGTTACAGATACAGTCCCTGATAAATCAGTTATTTGATAAATAGAAGTCAACCTATTACCACCACCGCCAGCGCCGCCAGAAGGTCGTGTACCAGTGACGGCTTGATAACCACCGCCTCCACCGCCACCACCACCAGTTACTTCAACATAAGCAAGACTGCAATTAGCGGGTTTACTCCATGTATCGTTAGCCGTGTAAATTCTTACATCTGAGTACGCAGAACCCTGAGCAGACAAAATCTGACCCGATGCATTGATTACAAACCAACCCCGTGTATCTGTAAATTGCAAGGTAGAACCAACAGCAAGAACCATTGATTGAGCAACTGCATATTTAACTGTGTTGTCGTTAATCTGAATAGTTACTGTTATTGGCGAAGTATCTTTGTTGGCAACAGTAATGCCATTAATTTTGTATTGCGTACTAGAAGCAGGAGCAGAAAGAATCGTAACAACAGTTGTAGAGTTTGTTGTGCTTAATTGAACTGCTGGTGTCGTAGTTGTTGCATCAAAAGCAATATAGTCAACAGTTACGGGTGATTGATTAGCCGCCACCGCAGAGCCAAGTACGATTTCAAGTGTTTGAGTTGTTGTGTTAAGTATCATTACCAACCCCACACTCTGACTTGACCTGCCGCACCTTTACCACCTGCTCCGCCTACCGTAGTTCCTGCGCCTCCACCTGCGCCACCACCGCAAGGAAATCCTCCATCACCTCCAATACCGCCTGTTGTTGTAGCACTAGAGCCGCCGCTACCTCCGCCACCACCAGCCCAACCAGCAATTATTAAACCTTGAAAGCCTTGTCCGCCAGCAATAGCATTTGCTGTACCACCGCCAGCCGAAACTGTGCCTAATGCTCCGTTAAGACCGCCTGAAGCACCTGTTGATGTTGCATTAGCGGCTGTTAATCCAGCACCCGCCGCTCCACCGCCACCACTGAACCATGAGCCATAAGATTGCGTACTAGATGCTCCTGTTGAGCCGTTTGAAGCGCCCGATGACCCACCTAAAAATGAAGGGTTACCGTTAGCCGCATTACTAGAGCCAGCGCCTCTTGAATCTGCAAAAGCATTATTAGTTACAGATGCAGCAAAAGCACTTCCGCCAGTAACAGCACTTTGCGCCGTCGCAGAAGAACCAACAGAAGTTCCTCCGCCGCCACCTCCACCTGATGCCCCTGCGGTTTGCCCGCCCGCACCTCCACCACCAGCATACGAAATTAAATAACTAGCAAAAGATGAGTTGTTGCCTACAGAGCCATTACTACCTGAACCAGAAGAACCCCCGGTAGCGGCAGATGTTTGCGCGGCAACAGTAACGGCAACAGTAGATGGTAAATCCTTAGCAAGAAATAATTGACGTTTTCTTATTCCACCTCCGCCACCTGCTCCACCAATCCGAATAGCGCCAGCAGAACCGCCTTGACCTCCGCCTCCGCCTCCGCCCCCACCTGATACTTCAACAAGGAAGAATTTGCAATTACCCGGTTTATACCAAGTGCCGTTGGCATTAAAGTCTTGCACCCAACCACTACGCAACTCAGCAATACCACCTGATGTCCCAATAATTCCCCAACCATTTTGGTCGGTGTATTGAAGTGTTTGCCCTCTGGGAACAGAGATAGATTTGATTGTTTCGTACTTTGTGCCTGATACATTGAACTGAACAGTTACCACAATCGTAGTGGTGTCAGCGTTGTATATCGTGATGTTGTTGACTTTACGCTGTGTACTTGCGGCTGGTGCAGAAAGAATTGTTACAACAGTCGTTGAATTTGTGGTTGTTGGCGATAAAGCAGGTACTGTTGTGGTTGAGGTAAATTCAACATAGTCAACAGTAACGGGTGATTGATTAGTAGCAACTGCGCCACCAAGCAAGATTTCAAGCGTTTGAGTTGAATCAATAATCATAGACGCAAACTAACTCTTTTTAAGACTTCGGGTTGTGTTAATCCACTACCACTACCCCCTGCCGCCCATATAGCCGTAGTTCCGTTAGATGTTAAAACATAAGTGCTTGTACCAATAGCAAGCCTAGTTGCACTATTAGTTCCGTTGCCAATAATCAAATCGCCAGTTGTTGTTATTGGAGATAAAGAATTAAAAGCCGCACCTGCCGTTGTTTGACCTGTACCGCCATTAAGAATAGGTAATGCTGTGCCACTATAAGTAATAGCCAATGTGCCAGACGAAGTAATTGGTGAGCCACTAATAGATAAAAGCGAAGGTACTGTTGCCGCCACGCTTGTAACTGTTCCTTGGAACTGATCGGCAGAAGAAATGGTGAAGTTGGGATAAGTACCCGTGATTGTTGTTGTTCCGCCTTGGGTCAACGCAACTGTCTGGTCAGGTGCAGTATTGGTGATATTTAGCGTACCCGATGTAGTAATCGGACTTCCTGTGATACTTATCCCAGTCCCTGCGGTAGCGGCAACGCTTGTGACTGTGCCAGAACCGCCACCACCCGCTACTGTGACTGTTACATTGTCACCCGATGTGGTTGCCGTAACACCTGAACCAACAAAATTTAAACTTTTAACACCACTTGTGATGCTTGTGCCTTCGTCTAAGATAGCCACCGCCCCATTGGTGGACATAGTGCTAATGACTTTGATCTTCTCTGCCAAGTCAGGAGCAACCACTTCACCCACATTGATCTCTTGACCAGTAGACAAGGTAATAACTAACGAGCCATCAAAGTCTATCTTGGCATCCCTTACAGAAACGCCATCTTGACCATCTTGCCCGTCTTTTCCATCCCTACCATCTAACCCATTCTTGCCATCTATGCCTTGGCGACCATCAGCACCCTTATCGCCCTTGTCTCCCTTGTCACCCTTCTCAGGAACAATAGACTTGGCAACCTCTAGTTGTGCTGTAACCTTGTTTTCCATCACTTTGATGGCTTCAACTATCAGGTCTACATTGTCTTGAACAGCAGTTTCCTCTTGCTGGCGCAAAGCCACAAGGGTTTCTTCCATCTTGTTGATGGCTTCTAACTTTTCATCAAAAGATGAGTCTGTTGACTCAATACTTTGGATAAGTTCCTTGATATTAGCCATTCTTTAGACCATCTGTGAGTTTGGTAAGGAAGTCTTGCTTGACTTGGGACTGAGCATTTAACTTATCAGCCATCTGTAACTCAACAATCTTGCTTTTATTCTTAATGTCAGCCTCTTTGAGCATCAAATCAGCAATCTTGACTCGTTTATCAAACTCCCTTTGGTTGGCATCAGCCTCATTGGGTAGGTTTTTAGTCAAAGATGCACTCATCTTGGCTTGAACTTCCTGTGGCATTAACTGAGCCTCAACAGACAACTTGGTTGCCTCTGCCCGATTCTGTTCTGCCTGAGTAGTGTTGACCGCAATCTGTGCTTGAGCCGCTTGCATAGCCAATTGTTGTTGCATTTGTTGCATTTGTTGCGCTTGTGGGTCAGGTTTACTCATCTCATCCAACATCGCAATCAGTTCCATCCTGTTAGATAGGCTTGAATTAGCCAAAATGCCCTTCAAGATGACAGGCAAGACAGGGGTATTGGGGCCAAGTGTCTGCAACAAGCCAATAAACTGCTGTTGTTCGTACTCTCTAGCAATAATTCCAAGCGTTGCCGTAGGAATAAAGTTCATATCCACAGAAGGATAGCGCTCTGGGTCAAACTGCATGAACCTGAAAGCCGCCTTTTTGATGAACGGGATCAAGAAATCCTCTTGGAAGTTCACCAAAGTGCGTTTGTACTTCTTAATGATAGAAGCGACAGCCATAGACATACCGCCTTGACCACCATCTCTAGCCACATTGCTAATCATGCCCTGAGAATCCAATGTTCCCGTTGCTTGTAACAACATACGCTCAAAGTCTTTAGCCGTTGCCAAGTTGTTAGGGTCAGTTTGACCGAACTTGAAGGGGTAAAGAATCTCAGAAGGTGCGCCATTTGTGAGGATCGCTTTGCCAGGCTTTACCTCAAACTTCATTCCTCTTGGCAAACGAGTAGCGTCCATTGCAATCATGGGGCTAGTTGTAAGTGCCAAGGAATCAAGGTGGCTACGAGTCTGTGCGTCAATAGCCTTTTGCATATTGAACGCCTTCTCTACTGTGCCTCTGCCCAACAAACGATTAGGAACTGTGTCATCCTGATAGGTCAAGACGGGACGATCCTTCATCATATAAGGATTCGCTTCAGCCTTCAGCAGTTGACCATCATTTGCAATGACCACAATGGCTTCTACCAAGTCAGAATATTCCTCTGCCTCAGAGTTATCTGGGAAAAGGTCAACAATGTCTTTGTTTTCTTCTAGATTCTCTAGGTATTCCCGTGGCACTAAGCCATAGTAGGTCAACAACAATACTTTCTCATCTTGGTATTGGCTTACCTCTTGGGTAGGCTCAAGGTCAGAATCGTCACCAGTAGTGGTGATGTTTACCTTGCGATAGATACCAGCCTCAATGCCTTGGACAACTTTGTGGATCGAGACATACTTCTCAATCGCCACACCCATACAGTCGCTTACGGAAACGCCATTGGGGTCAAACAAGAAGTTCTTTGGGTTAACAGGAGAAATCTTGACAGAAATTCTCTCTCTCTCCAACACTCCAATAGCCGCTTGCCCCATCTGGTTAGGGATTGGCTGAGTAGAAGGGACATACTCTGTCTCAGTCATCACCACAACTTCACCTATGCCTGTGCCATAGATTTCAGCCATCAATTCAATCTGATCGATTGCTTTGCGGATTTTGTCTTTCTTGAAGTCTTCTGTGAGTTGACGCTTAATCATCTCCACATCTATGGGGTTGCCATTGACATCTTGGATGTTGTCTTCAATGTCAAAGAAATCGCCCTGACCAAAGATTGCTTCCATAATCTCAGCATGGCGAGTCTCAACTGCTTGCTGAGTTGCAGGGGTAACAATGCGGCTACGCTCAGATTCACGGGTTTTGTCTTCTACCGCCCATTCGCCACGGAAGATGCGCTCGTACTCTAGCCAATAGGGAAGGAAGTTGGTATCTCTGTAATCACGCCAACGATCACAATGGTCAACAACAAAGGCAGTTAAGTCTTTGTCAGCCTGTGTA